AAATTAATTGATGAAATGGGCGATGGTCTAGGCAACTCTGCCGTGACAGCTTGTTTAAATGTTTTAGCGACATCATTCGCAGAACCATCTTTGAAAGTTTACAAGAAGATTGATGGTGGTAGAGAATTACAACAAAACCATCCAATGGAAATATTAATGCAAAGACCAAATGAGTTTCTCAGTGGAAACAGTTTGGCTCACTACATAGTTACTTCTTTATCTGCACACGGTGATGCTTTCTTATTGAAAGTTAGAAATAGACAAGGTAACGTGGTTCAGTTAGTTCCTTTAATGCCGAACTATGTAAAAGTTAGAGGTAATGAAAGAGAATTAATTACTCACTATGAATACCACGCTGTAAAGCAAAACAATAGCTTAACACAAGATTATATAGAATTACCAAGAGAGAACGTTGTTCACGTTCGACAAGGTATGGACCCGGATGACCATAGAAGAGGCTTTGCTCCTTTACGAACAGTATTGAGAGAATTAGCCGGTGACGAAGCAGCAGGTCAATTTGCTGTTGCATTGTTACACAATATGGCTGTTCCCGGTGTTATCTTAAGTCCTAAAGACGACACAATGGGCGGTCCTTCGAGGGAGGAAGCTGAAGCTATTGCACAGGCTTTCAAGTCTAAGTTCTCGGGAGCTAATAGAGGTGCACCAATGATTATGACTGGTGCTATGGATGTAGACGTAGTCTCATTCACCCCGGAACAATTGAACCTAACTGCATTGAGAAGATTGCCGGAAGAAAGAGTATCCTCTGTTCTTGGAGTTCCGGCAATTCTCGCAGGGCTCGGAGCTGGTTTAGATGCGGCGACTTACAACAATACAAAAGAATTAAGAGAGTTCTTTACAGAACAAAAGATGATTCCTTTGTGGAACGCTGTTGCTGCAGAATTAACTCATCAACTACTACATACTGAATTTGAAAACAATGATTACAGTATGGTGTGTGGTTATGACTTAGAAGAAGTAAGAGCCTTAGCCTCAGATAAGAAAGACTCAGTTCTAACAATGAACTCGGGTGTTCAAGGTGGTTTTGTTACTATTGCTGAAGCAAGAAAAACTTTAGGATTAGATGCAGATAATAGCCACGAAGTTTTCTTAAGACCTTTAAATATGGTGGCTGTTCCCGTGGGTGAGACTGGGATTGTGACTCAAAATGAAGAGAGCCAGCAAGCCCCGGAGCAACCATCATCAGAAGAAGATGAGAAAGCTACTTTAAACACATCAAGATTTCAACCGGAAGTTAGAAGAACTAAAAGAGTTATCGGTAAAAGACCTAGAAGGAAAAAAAGTGTAACCGTAGACTTAACTATGGAATTTAAATCAGCAGAAGGGGATTATTCACTTATGGATGAAAAAGCAGCTATATCTGCTAAAGTTAAAAAAGTATTAGAAAAGAAGGTTAAAGACCATAATGCAGGAAGCTCAAAATATAAAGTTACTTATGGAAAACTGGCAACTGTATTCAGACGAGGTGTTGGAGCTTATAGAACAAACCCAGCTTCAGTTCGTGGGAATGTCTCATCAGCAACTCAGTGGGGAATAGCCCGTGTCAACGCTTGGTTAAAAGGTCTTAAAGGTTCTTTCCCTAGAAAACCATTTGATACAGATTTATTACCAGCAGGACATCCTCAAAAGAAAAAACCAAAAAAATCTAAAGCAGAATCAGTCAAAGTAGGAGATACAGTATCTTGGTCTATAAATAAAGACCCGGACCCACCTTCAACAGTTCACGGTGTAGTTACTTCTGTCAATGGTGAGAAGAAAGAAGCAACTATGACAGTTTGGGCAATTATGGAAAATGGTGACCATAAGAAAACTGATAGAAGCGTTACAATGCCATTTGGCAAACTATCAAAGATAAAAGATTGGCGTAAAGAAGCTAAAGCTAAAGATGATATAACTAACTTTCCTTCAAGTGGAGATAATCAAAAAGTTAGTTTAAGCAATTCTAAGTTTAAGCAATTCCCCGACCACGCTTATGTTAAAAATTTAAAAGAGAATTACCCGGGCATATGGAGAAGAGCAGGCACCGGTGGTAACCCACCTACCTCCTTCACAGGAAATGATGCATATAGAAACTGGACCAAATATAAAGGTGGTGACAGAAGTGCATCTGTATTGTCTTGGGTAAAAAGAAGAGAACGTTTTATGAGCCGACACTCCGGGAACACTCGACTAAATGGAATTATCGCCGTTATGAAATGGGGCGGTGTAACTAAGTCCGGTGTAAGCACTATGAAAAAAATCGTGAATGAGCAAAAGAAGAAAGAAGATGCTCGTCGAAAGAAAGCTATTGACCTTATAGCTGGAAACAACGACGATTTGACAAGTTAAAATAAAAGAGTATAAAAGGAGTTGTATTTTTTATGGCTAGTGAAAAATTCACAAAGTCAGTAGAGTTTAAAACTACTGATGACGAAAAAGGTAACGTTGAAGCAGTATTCTCTGTATTCAATAATTTAGATAGCGACGGCGATGTCGTCCTACCGGGTGCTATAAAGTCCGGATTCAAAGATGACCAAGTTCCAATGGTATTCGCACACAAGTGGGACCAACCAATTGGTAAAGGTAAAATAGTTCAAGAAGACGACAAAGCAGTCTTCAAAGGTAAGTTTTTTATGGGAACTGAGGCTGGTAAGGAAGCCTATAACCTTGCAAAAGAAATGGGTGACCTACAAGAATGGTCTTTCGGTTTTAGAATTAATGATTACGAAGTAGCTGAGTTCCAAAAAGATGGAGAGTCTGTAGGAGATGTTCGCTACTTAAAAGATTTAGAAGTATATGAAGTATCACCAGTATTAGTAGGTGCTAATAGAGAAACCTACACACTAGCCATTAAATCCGGTGAGGAAGCTATATACGAATCAAGCTCCGAAGAAAAAGCAGCCAATGATGAGGATATCTTCGATAACGAAGAAGATGCTAAGAAAAGAGCAGAGGAACTAGGATGTTCCGGTTCTCATACACACGAAGTAGACGGGAAGGAAGTTTATATGCCTTGCTCTACTCACACTGCTTATGAAGATGCAATAAAAAATGATGAAAAAGATTTGGGTGGAGAAGAAGAAGAATCATCTTGCAATTGTAATTGTGAGAAAGAAACTTCTGAAGAACCATCAGAAAAAGTTTCAGAAGAAGAGGAATCCAGCTTGCAAGGAGTTCGCTTTTCTGACGAGGTGAAGGATGTGCTTGCAGCATTAGAGAGCCTCATAGTAAGAGCTAAAGCTATTAATGTTTTACGCTCTAAAGATGGAAGGACATTATCGGCAAAAGCTGAATCAGCTCTTAGAGCTGTTCAAAGCGATTTAGATGACGCTTGGCAAGAGCTAGACGAAATCTTAGGTCAAGAAGATGATTCCCCGGAAGCAGAAATAGATACAGAGGCTGAAGTTGCAGAAGCTGAAGTCCCAGTAGCAGAAGATTCAGAAGCTCCAGTAGCTGAAGAATCAGAAGCTGTTGAGGCTGAGGAAGAAGTAACTGAGGATTCTGAAACTGTTGAAGTAGAAGAGGAAGAACCTTCAGAGCCGGAAGATGAAGTCGGTGAGGATGAGGTAGAAGAGGTCGTTGAACTTGAAGAAGTAGATGCGGAATTTGAAGCCTTATTTGCTGAAGCTCAAGCTACAATAGCAGACTCTTATGTCGCTGAGCTTGAAGAAGACGAAGAAGTATAAGTAATAAAGTTATTTTGGAGAAATAATGTCAGATTATAAAGAACAAATTTCCAAAAAGCGTGCTGAGTTAAAAGAAGTATTCGATAACCCAGCAGAAGACGGTAAGTATTCTGCTGAGCAAAAGAATGCTATCAATGGTTTAAACACAGAACTCGCTGACTTAGTTGATAGTGCTAACTTAGAAAGAAGCAAAGCCAAGAACGAAAAAGCAATGGAAACCGATGCATATGCACCGGAAGCTCCGGAAGCTCCAGTTCAAACAATTGGTGAAGCATTCGTTAAGTCTGCTGCTTATGCAAACTATAAGTCAGATGGAGTTAAAGGTGTAGACTCTACAGTTAAATTTAGCCCAATGGGTTATAAAACAACTTTAGGTGCTGGAACCACAAACTCTTTCGCTCCGGAAGTATTAAGACAGCCGGGCATCTTAGAGAAAGCTCTTAGAGACCCCGATGCAGTCATCGGTCTTTTTGACCAAATCGAGACAGACCAAAATTCCTTCGCATATATGGAAGAAACAACCTTCACAAATGCTGCTGCAGAACAAGCTGAAGAAGCTACAACTGCTGAGGCTGCATTAGACTTTACAGAGCAAACAGCTCCAATCAGAAAGATTGGCGTTTTCTTGCCTGTTACTGAAGAACTTCTTGCAGACGTTGCTGGAATTCAAGGTTATGTCAACTCAAGACTCGGAACAATGATGAAATTGAGATTAGATTCTCAACTTCTCAGTGGTGACGGAACTGCACCAAACATCGAAGGTATCTTGGATGCTGGTAAAACAAACGTAGACTCAATTGCCTACGGTTCCTACTCCGGCGAGTTAAAGCAATTCGGTGCAATTTATCAAGCTATAACAAACATCAGAACTGGTGCTTTTGTTGAGCCGGATGCAATTATTATGCACCCAAATGACTGGTATCAATTAGTCACAACCATCAGCGAATTTGATGGAACATCTTCAGCAGGTTATGCTGCTAAGAGTCCATTATTCGTAGTAGCTGGTGGATTTGGTGACGCTCCACAACCAAGGTTATGGGGTATCCCAGTCGTTCCATCCACAGCTATCGCTGAGAACACAGTTCTCGTTGGTAGATTCGGTGGTGGTGAAGCTGCTCACGTTGTGATGCGACAAGGTGTTGACCTTGCAGTATCTGACTCTCATAGCGACTTCTTCCTTAAAGGAAAATTAGCTATTAGAGCAACAATGAGAGTTGGTCTTGCTGTCTACAGACAACAAGCATTCTCGAAGATTACCGCTTTCTAAGAGGTTTAATCTTAAGTTGTATTTGGAGGGGTGGATTATTCTGCCCCTTCAAACAAAGAAAAAGGAAAAAATTTTTAAATGGAATATATTAAAGTAGAAAAAGATATTTGGAAAATGGCTGATGGCACATTATTCGAAGGTAACATCAATGATGTTCCTAAAGGTAATCCATCTGCTGTAGCTAAAGCTGGTAAAGAATACTCTATGGAATATTTAGAGTTTCACGGCTGGGGCAAAAAAGAAAAAGCTCCTAAGAAAAAAGCTGCTTCCAAGAAAAAAGTAGAAAATAAAGCTGTTAAGCCCGAAGACGTAGAAGACAAGTAAGGGGTAGCCAGTGGCACTATCAACAGTTTCTGACGTTAAAAGTGTTATTGGTGTAGATATGTCTTCAGCTGATGAAACAGCTATAACAAACATTTTTATACCGGCAGTTGACGCAGCTATTAAAAATTACTTAGGCTATGAGCTTGAGTATTCATCTTCTATTACCGAGACAATAGATGGGAACGCAGAAGAAGAATTTTATACTAAAGTAGCACCTATTGTGGCTGTTACTTCTGTTACAGAAGATGAAGTTGCGTTAACTGAAGGGAATCAAGAACATTTCGTTGTTTATAAACCCGAAGGTAGAATTCGTAAAACTAATAACAAAAGATGGTCAACAATAAGACTTCAAAATATTACCATCGTATATTCCGGTGGATATTCTGATTCTGAAGCAAGTGCAGAAGATATACCATCAGATTTAAAATTTATAAGTGCTAAAGGTGCTGGCAAAATGTTTGTTGCTGCAGCAGCTTTATCAGCACAACAACCTACTGGAGAAGTCTCTACACATACAGCAGATACTTCATCAGATGCTAACTTTAACTTAGTTAGACAAGAATCACTTGGTGATTATTCAGCAACATACGAAAGCATTCCTAATTTATTGAATCAAGGGATTTTAAACGAGATGGATATGAGGGTATTATCTAAATATAAGAGGCAATACTTCACATCGGCATCCATACTCGACTAAACTAGTCATATGGATATAGAACTTAACAAAGCAAAAAGACAAGCATATCTTCGTGGTATTGACGATGATAAGTTTCGTGAGGCTTTCTTGGACCAAATGAATTACTTTAGAATGCAAAAAGTAAATCTCGTTGAAGATATGGATGAGATAGTTAATGAATGGCTCCAAATACAGAAAAAACATCCTATCAAGCCTAAAAAAAAGAAGTAATGGCTAGATACGATTATAAGTGTTCCAAATGCGAACACGTCTTTGAAGTGCAACACTCAATACACGAAGACCCAAAGGTTAAATGTGAAAAATGTAAAGCAATATCTAACAGACAAATTAGCGGTAGGGTTAATTTATATGGAACTGTTGGTGTTGATTGGAATACTGACCCTAGCAAAGTTTCTCAGTCTATGAGAGACAAAGCTAAGGCAGCATCTAAACGTAAAGTTCAATTTTAAGGATTATGGTATCCGACGATACCGTATCCACAACTTCCAGCTTCTATTTCAGAAACTAAACAATCTTCCGGTATTATAGAATCATCGTGTTCATCTACGATTTCTCCGTTATACCAAAAGATAGCATCTGAATAATCAGTTCTGTGTTCACAGTTTGCTGGTGGTGTTGTTGGGTCTAAATCTTCACAATATATTTCTGTGTAGTTATCCCAATACATAACAGGCATTGAATTTAAATTCATACCCCCACCTAATATAGTTATTGCCATAACAAAACTAAGCATCTTGTCTCTCCCTTCTATTTTGGTCTTTGCCAACCACGAATACGTCCCTGTCTTGCAGGTGCGTGTAGAAAGCATTTAGTGTCTTTGTTATATTTACTTAAAGTTGTTTTACAACCTTTAGTATCACATAATCTATTTTCACCGTATTGCTTGCTAGCCCTTCTAGCTTCGTAGTGGCTTTTGCCTTTTACATTAATTGGATTAGCCATTATTCCTCCCGTATAAACAGACATCACAAATTCTCATTGCATCTGTCTTTTTTAATTCTTTTTTACATTTTCCACAAAAATATTTATTAATCATCACTTGCCCAATTAGGATTACCTCTGTAATCATCATTAGGAATGTCTTCAAACCACTCTTGAGGGAAACCCTCTTTGCGTTTTTCTTGTTCCCATCTCCATAGTTGGATAGAAAACTTTATTCTTTGAATTAATTTATCCATTAAGTAAATCAATTTTCCCTCCTTAACTTAATAATATATTTAGCATCATTTTCCCAACACCATTGACTAGAACTCCAGTCTCTCCACTGAGATTCACCATAAACCTCTTGTGAAAGTAGATATCCAAACATAATGTTGTAGTATTCACTGTGTTGAACTCTTACTTGTTCAAAGCCCCAAGAACTTCTTGATACTTTTTCATCTGTATATGGTCTATCGTCTTTTAGTATTACCCAGTCATTCCACTTAGGTAAATCATATAGCTCTGCAACCCAATTCCAAGTCCACGGCACAAATTGAAATAGCCCCGAGTCATTGTTGCCTTCAAGGGTTCTAACGGCGTTAGTATTTCCTCTTGATTCACACCAAATTACTTTTACTGCAGTGCTTAATTGCTCGGGTTCATCAAAGAACTCAGTTAATAAATCTGTATGTTCTCTAACATCACGAGAAATAATTGAATCACACCACTTGTATTCATTAAAGTAATCGGCAGTCATTAACCCATTTTGGGGTAAAGCTGTCGCAAGGAATATTAAACATTCTGCTATCATATAGTCTCTTCTCTTGTCATACTATAAACATAGCATAACAAAGCAGAAATGTCAAGTATTAAGTTCTAATTTTATTGCTTGAGATAATACCTCAGCTTCACTATTACCAGTTAAACCAGTAACGAACTCGTTGACAAATCGACCGTATTGGTCTTGCTTTTCTTGGAAAACTTCTGCTTCCCAACAGCTTGCCCACTTGTTCCAAGCGAGATATATCGTTCTATCTTGCACTTTTAATAGCTTCTGTTGTTCATCCATAGCTATCAACTCTGCATTGGCTGTATCTATACAACCTCCTCTGTCCTACTTTTATTATAGCAGTTTTTATCAATATAACAAAAAAATATTAAAATTCTATTGACAAATATGAGAACATCTAGTAAAGTGATAAATATGATGACAGATACTGATAATACAACTTATCGTCCTAGTTATGAGCAGATGGAGTGGTTATTCAAAAAATACCCACACAAGACTCTTAGAGAATGGGCTTCTGAATGGGGTCTATCTCACGAAAGAGTGCGACAACTAAGGGAACAACTTAACGTTCCACCTAGAGGTAGTTTCAATAAAGAAATTGCAATGGAAATCATAGAGTATATACGCAGTGGGAAGGGAACTGTATCCACAGCAAGAACTTATGAAAATTATCCTAGTGTTGGTAAACGTAAATTTTTATCTTGGTGCAAAGAGCATCCGGAATTAGGAGAGAAGCTAGAAGAAGCATTAGAGTTTGTAGAGTTTCAAAAGAAACACCCTACACACAAAAAATGTCAGATTACTGGAGAAGTCCTACCAGTTACAGAATTCTACAAAGATAGAAACTCTCCGGACGGCTATGGAAGTCGTTCTAAAGAAGCAGTAAAAGCTATGGTCAAAAGTTATTATGACAAGAGACCAGCAGTCACAGAACCAACAGTAACAGAAAAAACTTGTGCATCTATACCGGAGATTGGTCCATTACCAGCATCTGAGTTTGGTGTTAGCACAAAAGCTACTACTGGTTTACAAACTTACTGTAAAAAGTTTCAAAGTGAGTATCAGAAACTCAAAGGGCAAGACAATGCTTTTGATATAGCTAAGGGTAAAACCCTTGATTATTATCTTGAGCAAGGGTATACTCTAACTAACACTTAGTAAGGGTGTTCCATATTTAGCTAAAGCTCCTCATCCGTGGGGAGCTTTTCTATTGGTATAATTACCTTATGCCAATACTTTCAACAGCACTATTAAATGAATCAATAGATATACAATCACTATCCGGTAGTGGGGTAGATGATAGAGGTAATTCTTCTGCTACTTACAGCAACTCAGCTACAAGTGTTCAATGTAAAGTAGTAAGAAGAGATAAAGCATCAACAGAACTAGATACAGACGGCAGAGAAGAATTTAACAAAGAACTTCATTTTATAGTCCCTAAAGACACAACAGTAACAAGAGCAGATAGAGTTACCTACGATAGTGACTACTACAACATTAGAAATGTAATTAAAGTCAGAGATAGGTTTGGAGCAACAATGTTCAAAAAGATTGTTGCAGAATCGGGTTACTAATGGCTAATAAAGCAGTTCTTAGAACTTCTAAAAGAACATTTAGAAAAGTAAAAGGTGGTTTCTCCGGTAAGAAACGTTATAAAAATGTTTCGGAAATTAAAAAACTTTCAGACTTAAGAACTTTCTTTTATGAGTATTCACTCTTTGTGGGTGACTATAACTCAATACCGGGTCTTCCAAGTTTTTCATTTATGAATTCTTCTCGTAGTGCTTTCTTGAAAGCAGGTCGTATTGTTGGTGATGCTAGAGCTATAACTAACACTGCTGCAAGAATATTTGGAGATGCACAAAATGATTCTACTAAATTAGGAGAGCGTTATTTTAGACGTGTTGGTGGTCGTGTAACTGGTAAAGCACTTATGGCAATTCCCGGAAACAATGTAGTATCTCGTGCAGCTAGGTCTGTTGTTGGTGCTAATATGCAAAAAGAATTTGATGGTCTTGTTAAAAAAATGACAGGTAAAAGTAAAACTCCAAAGCCAACAGTTGGAGTCCAAGGTGTAGTAAAACACGATTTTATGCACGGAAGAAAACCTCAACAAATAGTAGAAGCTGCAGCAGAAGATATAGCTAGAAATACACATACTTACACACCAGTAAAAACTGGTGCTTTAAGAGGTTCTATAAAAACTTTCTATAAACCATTAAAAGTTAAAGGTGGGTATATACAAAGAGCACAGGTAACTATTGGTGGTGGTTCAGTTGATTATGCAGGAAGAGTTGAATATGGTGCAGGTGAATTATTTAGAATTGGTGAGCCAGCTGCTGTAGCAAAACTATTTCCACCTCCAGCAAGTATGAGAGCTCTTAGAAGTAGTGGTAATCCAAGAAAAGCTGTTACTGACCAAGGTAAGGGTGCAATGTTAAGAAGAGGTGCTGTAAAAACTAAAGAAAGTTTTAGAAGTGCAGGTGTAAGAAGCAAGAGAATGAAAGATTGGTCACAGATTATTAGAGAGGTTACATCAATATAATGGCACAGAATTTACCGGACGCAGAAGTATTATTTAGAACTTGGGCAGCATCTAAAACATCTATTACAGATTTAGTTAGCTCAAGAATTGCTACAAGATTGCCTAGTTCCGGCACATTACCTTTTTTAGTGTTTCATCAATTAGGTGGTAGTCCAAGTGCTGATGAGGCATTGATATATGAAGCAGTAATTATGTGTGATGCATATGCAGGTAAATATGGAAGTGGTGGCACAAAAGGTCAACCGGATTATGCAGGTGCGTATGATTTAGCTAATCAAGTTGTTAGAGAAAGTTTTGACCATCAACCAACTAAATACACTTCAGATGGTGGAGTTACCGGTCAGATATATGGCTTCTATAACCAAAGTGGTCCGGGGCGTATCGACGAGCCCGAGCTAGGTTTGGCACGCTATAATATAGAAGTAGTAATGGTATATGGAGCGGTAACGTGAAAAATATTAAATTAAACCCATTCATTAGGGATTTTGATGCGATTAGAGATGAGAAACTCGACTGCATTATAGGAAAAAATGAATGGTGTGAGGTTACAGAGTCTGATTGGAAAAGGCTTTCCGAAGCACAGACCAAGCAAGGCGATAGTTTACTTCCGACTTTCATTGCCGAAGGTGATGGAATGGGTGAAGTAAAGAGTATAGTTTCTGAAAAAGAAGCTGTTGTAAACGATGAGGAATGGTTCGGCACTGACGAAGTAGTAGAAGAAGAGTGACAAGCTCTTCACGTTAGTAATAGGTAGGTAATAACAAATGGCACAAAGTATTACAGAAGTAATCTTGGGAACAGGTAACTTGTTCGTTGCTAGTGAGACAGATGTGAATAGTGGAGACGCTACATTCCCAACTGACCCAACAGCTACACCAAGTTCATCTTATTGGGACAACATCGGATATTCCGAAGGTGGTTTCTCCCTAGAATACGATAAAACTTTTGAAGACATTATGGTCGCAGAAGAGATTGACCCAATTAAGACAATCAAAACTGCACAAGAAGTAAGAATCACTGGTGAACTAGCTCAAGCATCTTTAAGAAGTTTAAAGTTTGCTATGGCTGGTGGAACAACAACAGCTGATACACCGTCTTCCGGATTTACAACATTAGTTCCTCCAACAACTGACTCTTTCGAAGAAAAGTCATTGTTGTTAAGAGTTAATGCTCCGGGTAACGATGAAGCTGGAACATCCAAAACTAGAGACATCCAAGTCCCTAGAGCAGTTAACATTGGAGCGTTCTCAATGGTTCACGCAAAAGCACCACAGAAGGTAACAATCACTATTGAATATAAAGTGTTGAAACCAAACACTGGGGCACCTTTTGCGAACATATTTAAAGTTATAGACGAAGTCTAAAACCCACGAGGAGGGTAAATGAGTTATAAGAATTTTGACTCGGCGGTAAATGAAGCCGATGAAGCTAAGTTAACTTTCAAGGTAGCTGGGAAAGAATATAATGTTCCTGCTCAGCTACCAGCGAAAGTTATCTTAACACAGTTACGACTAGCCAACGATATGGGTGAAGTCGGAACAAAGAATATAGGAGAGTGGTTAAAAGCTCTCTTAGGTGATGAGATATACGATGACCTTTTAAATTCCGGTATAACTTGGACAAAGTTGGAAGAGTTACTTACTTGGTTATTAGAAGAATACGGTATCTTACCAAAAGAGGATGATGAAGAATCCGAAGGGGGAGAGGAAGAAGCCCCAAAATAAACATCACTTATGATGATGTTTTAAAGAGGTTTAACTCAGTCGAGGCTGACTTCCAAAGATTCTACGGACTAGACCCATTATCTTTGACTTGGAGAAGATTCGTAGTTTTACTCTTTAGTCTCGTTTCAGAAGAGTCAGCTTTTTATGCTCCTTATATGAGACAAATGTATGAGGAATACAAAGAAGAAATGGCTAACGAAAAAAATCAAACACCAAAAGTTCAAATTTCACTTGAAGAAGCTATGGGTGAACTAGGAGTATAAATGGAAGAAGCAGGCGGTTTATTATTTACGACGGCTGTTGACGACGGTGCGGTTGATGGTGCCGATAAGGTTGCGACTAGGGTTGGTGCAAAGCTAGCTAAAGCCTTTACTGGCATCAGCGGTATGATAAATACTGCAACTGTAGCTATTATTGCTTCCCTTGGTGTTGGTATGGTTGCAGGAACTAGAGCTGCAATTGAATTCGAAGATGCATTTGCAATGGTTAAAAAGACTATGGCAGATGTTGAAGACCCTAAAGTATTTGAAAAAATAGCTGATGACCTTCAAAGATTGGCGACACAGATACCAGTTAGAGCTACTGAGTTAGCTGCATTAGGTTCTGTTGCAGGTCAGTTAGGTGTTGCTTCTGATGATGTTTCTAAATTCGTTGAGGTTACTGGTAAATTAGGTGTCGCAACAAATATGACAGGTGAGCAAGCTGCTACATCTCTTGCTCGATTCTTAAATGTTACAAATCAAACTACTGACGAAGTAGACAAGTTTGCTGCTATCCTCGTTCAGTTAGGTAACAACGTAGCTGCACAAGAGTCTGAGATTATATTATTAGCTCAAAACTTTGGTGCTGTTGCTTCGGTTGCTGGTTTAGGTGCTACGGAAGTTCTTGCTTTCTCAGCAGCTATGCGAGAAACTGGTCAGCAATCATCTGCTGGTGCAACTGCTTTAGGTAAATTCTTTATGGCATTGAAAGGTGCTGAACAAGGTGATGCTCAAGCATTATTTAAGTTTGCTGAAGTAGCAGGTGTATCTGTATCAGAGATGGCTGATATTATCGAAACAGATATTGGCAGGGCTGCGACTATGTTCTTGGATGGTTTGAATGAGATGAATGCACAAGGGCAGTCAACTATAGCTGTTCTACAAGCATTAGGATTAAACCAAGCTAGAACATCTAGGGCTATTCTTTCTTTAGCAAATAACTCAGAAGGTTTAGCAGAAGCTATAGCGTTAGCTAATGCAGAAGCTATATCTCAAAATGCTTTAAACGAAGAAGCTGCTACTAGGTTCGAAACTGTTTCTCAAAAGACAGCACAGTTTAGGTCTATTATGAATGTTGCTGGTCAACAAATTGGTGAAATATTCTTACCTTTTGTTTCTAAATTAATGGACGGTCTAATAACAATCGCTAAAGGTTTTATTGGTGTTATCAGAGGTGTTAAAGAGTTAGGAACAGTAGCTAAAGCAGTATTTGGCACAGGAATATTTTTAGGTATAAGAAATCTTTTTAAGAGTATTGCTGCAGCATTTACTCAAACAGGTGTAGCAGGTGGAACACTTTCAAAAATACTATCTAAAGTATTTACAGTAGTTAAAGGTTTATTAGGTCCTCTTATTGCATTAGCTGGAGCCATAGGTGCTTTATTTAAAATTGGTGAACAACAACAAGCATTCGAAGAGTTTGATAACACAGTAGCAAGTATTGGTGATACATTTGAAGAGCTTCAGTCCAAAGGTGGAGATTTTGGTGAAAACTTTACAGAAGAAACACAAATAGCATTAGTAGAAAAATTTCCGGAAGCAATGAGAGAGGGTATTAAAGCTGCAATAGATTCCGGTGATATAACAGAAGAAGCCACAGAGTTTGCTGCTCAAATGGGTGGTGCTATGAATGAAGAAATAACAAGGTCTCTTAGAACAGGATTAGGTGTTGGTGATGCATTCTTTAGTGGAGATATTGCTAACAACCTTGAAGCTGCCATTGCACAAATGGAAAAATTTGGTGGGGTTGATGTATTCGGTCCTATATTAACTACAGCTAAACAACTTACAGATGAAGCTAACTTTACTAACGGAAAACTTAACGAACAAGGTGAGATATTAAAGAATATACTTTATTATTACTTATCAATAGCTGAAGCTACTCAATCCACACTAACGCCACAACAAGCATTAGCACAAGAAGTAGAAAACGTTTTAGAGTCTATAGGTGAGACAGATGAAAATATAGAAAGGATATTAGCTGACGAAGAATTGATGCTTAAAGTTGCTAAATCACTTAATGGTGAATTTAAACAGTTTGGTCCATTAATAGAAGCAATACCTTTCAAAGACGCTACTGATGAAATGATTACTGCACAAGAGCAACTATCTAAAAATGCAGAAATTATGAGACAAACTATCAATGATATATTCGCTCCAACAGAAATGAAATTTAAAGTTGAAATGGCTGAGTTTGATGTTGCAGATGCTATCGCAGAAGTAAATCAATTACAACAAGAAGGTATTGACCTAAATAAAGAAGATGTAGAACTTGCCAAAGAGCTTGAGCAATTAAAAACTGCTGAACTTCTTTCAGAAGAAGAAAAATTATCTATACAAGAAAAAACAGCTGAGATAGCTGAATTAGAAAATAAACATAGAACCGAAGGAGTAATGACTCTTGAGGAAACAAGAAAACAGCAAGATTTAATTACTGAAGCTCTTGAGATAGAAGACAGAATACGTAGAGGTATGCTTCTTACTGCTAATCAGCAGTTACAAAAAGAAAAACTTAAGAAAGATTTACGTAGAGTTGAATTAGCTGCATCACAAGGTTCATTAGAATTTGCTGACCTTGAAGCTGAAGCTATTAGGGAAAAAATTGCTGAGATAGATAAATCTGCTGTATCAGCTGAAGATGCAGAAATCCTTAGAGCTAAAGCTGCTGAGGTAGGAGAGAAAGCTCAGATACGTAGACAAAAAGAACTTTCTGAAATAGAAAAACTTAAAGGTGAAATTCAACAGATAAATGAAGATGCTCAAGCTGAGCGTCAAGAGAGAATTGAAGATATAGAAAAACGTCGTGTTGAAATTAACGAAAGACTATTAGAACTCCCTCGTAAGATGAAAGAAGCTAACTTTGAAGTATTAGAATCTCAAAATAAACTTGCTAATGCTCAGATAGATATACTTTCCGGATTTAAAGATATGGGAACAGTAGTCGAATCAGAAGCTATAAGAATGGCTAAAGACTTAGGTATGCCTCTTTCTGTATTAGATGGGATACAAAACATAATAAATAATCTGAAGACTGATTCCGGTCTATATATAAACGAAGCTGTAAAGAGAGCAGGTATAGATGGAAATACTTTTGTTGAACCGGGACAAGTCGGTTCTAAATCTACTGTAGACAGAATTATAGATGCCGGTGCA